TTGGTGATTCTGTAGCGATCGCCCTAATCGGGGATCAAGTTGGTGAGTTTATTTTATCCGGGTCTATTCAGTCCCCTTATTATCCCGGCACACTTCTGGGGCAGAAACTTGTTGGCAACTTTAGACTCAAGAAAATCTGGGGGGATTTTATCTAATGGCTAAATCAATTACTGTCAGGGTTCGAGCTTCGGACGTTCTAGCAAGACTAGCCATGGCAGCCGAAAAACTTGGCAATCTATCTATCCCTGTTAGCCAATCTGCTGAATATATGCTGAAGGAAACGAAGCTAAATTTTGCCAAAGAATCAACTCCAGACGGCGCAGGATGGGCTGCATTAGCAGCTAGTACCTTAGCCCAAAAAAGCGGCAGCAAAATTCTGGTAGAATCCGGGGCGCTCTTAGGTTCGATCGCTATTCAAGGGGCCGGATCGAAACAAGCATTCATAACTAGCACCGGGGTAGCTTACGCTATCTACCACGCAGCCGGGACTTCTAAAATGCCAGCCCGTAAATTTATCGGGATTTCGGGGCGGCACCAAACCCGGATCAATCAGATATTCAAGAGATACGTAAAATCCCTATCCCTGTGAAATGGACATTCAAACGATCGAACAATCTCTAATAGATCGGGTATCCCCACTCAGAGCCACTGGCATCTGGGTACGGGGTTTACCTAATTTGGCAAGCGATTTAGGACTAAACACCAACACCGGTATACTCACAATTTATCTAGACAAAACCGACTTTAAATCGCCCGACTCCCTAGGGCTAGTGGTTCAGCCCGTACTCCTACAGTTTGTTATCGAACTCCGATTAATTGATCTTAGGGAACCGAATGGAGCTTATGCAGCGATCCGATATATCTGCAACCGACTAATAGGTTTCGCTCCCCCGGACTCTGAGAATATCTACCTGCTCTCTCACGAATTTATGGGGGAGAAAGATAAGCTATGGGTTCATCAAATACGGTTAATAGTCCCCACAAGACTGTTTGAGATTCCCGATATAGAGTCTTATGTCCTCTTGAAACAAATCACTCTAGAAGATGGATATGGCAATGTGGTAATCAATGAAGACAGCCCATTCTATAGCCCCCAATGAATTAAAGAACCCCTCAGACATCTCTCTGCTCTCGATTTCCTGATCCTGATCAAGCGGAAACTTTTAACCCCCGCCATTAGGCTAGATATTATTTGGATTGAATCAGATGCAGAGATTTATCTATAAAGGATTAACTAATACCGGGGTAACAATCGACGGGGTCGACTATCTCCTCCATTCAGGGAAACTCATATCCTTGCCCTTCGAGAATGATTACATCAAAGGGCTGGTTGCTCAAGAATATTTAGAAGTTGTCATTGAAACCCCTGACATTGCAGAAAATATTAACCCCGTAAAAGCGAGTAAAAAATAATGGCTGCAAATTTTCTACACGGGGTAGAGACGATCGAAGTCGAGATCGGTTCTAGAAGTATTCGACAGGTCAAGACCTCCATAATTGGCATTGTTGGGACGGCTCCGATTCACACTCTACCCCTAGCCGATCGAACAATCAACTATCCAGTTCTAGTTTTGAACCCAGAGGACGCTCCTGGGAAGTTTGGGCTTGCAACCCCCGGATTTACAATTCCCGCCGCTCTAGATGCAATTTTTGATCAGGGTGCTGGGCTTTGCGTTGTTATCAATGTTTTCGATCCGGCTGTGCATAGGGCGATCGTCCCGGCGGGCCCGTTCACTTTCACCACTGATAAAATCACCCTCCCAAATCAAAACGTTATTGATGCGATCGTGACTAACACCGCAACAACTACTACCTATGTTTTGGGTGTTGATTATTCGATCGACATGGACAAAGGAACGGTTTCCCGCATCAGTACGGGGGACATACCTGCCCTAGCATCAGTTCAGATTGGTTATACTTACGCCGATCCGACCTTGGTGGAAGCATCAGACGTGATCGGGACTGTGAATTTATCAGGCAACCGGACGGGGATGCAAGCATGGGCAGACTCGTATCCGCTCTTTGGGTTCTTCCCGAAGATTTTGATCGCTCCTGTATATTCGACCCTCACCTCTGTCAATGCTGAGATCGGCGTACAGATACAGCGGCTTCGAGCCATTGGCATAAGCGATGCCCCGATCGGGACTACTTTTGCACAAGCTAGAGCAGCGCGGGGGCCGGACGGTTCGTTTGGATTTAATACATCTAGCGATCGAATGATGCTCTGTTATCCCCATGTAAAAGTTTACGATCTAGCCACTAACACCGAAGTCTTAGAGCCTTACAGCGCTCGAAGAGCCGGGGCAATTGCAGCCAAGGACATTGAAAAAGGATACTGGTGGTCATCCTCTAACACTGAGATTAAGGGGATAACCGGGATAGAAAGGCCGTTGACATCTTCGATCAATGACCCCAACTCTGAGGTTAACCTGCTGAATGAAGTGGGCATTGACACTATCTTTAACGCCTATGGGACTGGCTTTAGAACTTGGGGGAATCGATCGGCTGCTTGGCCCACAGTCACACACCCCCGGAACTTTATCAATGTCCGCAGGGTTGCTGATATTTTGCACGAGTCGATCGAATTCTCTTTACTCCAATTTTTGGATATGCCAATCTCCAACGGTTTAATTGATTCGATCACGCAAAGCGTAAAAGCGTTTATTCAGAAATTGATTGGGGATGGAGCCTTGATCGGTGGGGACTGTAGTTACAACCCTGCCAAGAATACCCCGGAACAAATTGCTTTGGGGCATCTGACTTTTGATTTAAGCTTCATGCCACCCCCGCCACTTGAGCGGATCACGATCGTAAGCCTGATCGATCTCAATTACCTAAAAACCCTGACCGGAACGCTGGGAGCTATTTAAGCCAATGATTAAAACCGTATCTAATGCCAGTGTATGGGTAAACGGGGCTGTGCAAATTGGCACCTGCTCCGAAGTTGAATTGCCAGAAATAAAACAGCTCCTTATTGAGCATGAGGGGCTAGGGGTGATAGGGACGGTGGAAACGTTTGTAGGGATCGAAGCGATGGAAGCAACTTTTACATGGACTTCTTTTGACGCAGCCAGCTACAAGGCGATCGCTAACCCCACCCAGCCAGTACAGCTCCAGACAAGGGCCAGCCAGAAAACCTCTGGACTACTGGGGGATATCGAAGTCCCGGTCGTAGTTTTCCTATCTGGAATATTTAAGACCGTCCCCTTGGGGAAACTCAAAAAGGGGGAGACGATCGAACTCAGTTCAGAAATGGCGGTAAACTACGTCCGGCTTCTTTTAGGGGGTGAAGAGCTACTGGAGATCGATGTTTTTAGTAATACTTACAAGGTCGCCGGGACTGATATTTTAAGCCAGTGGAGAACTAATCTAGGAATTTAATATGACAACAAAAAAGAAAGAGCCAGTCGAAACATTCACGCTCACCAGTGGCAAAGTAGCCAAGCGGTTTGCATTAAGTAGCAAAGATTATTTTTCATTCAGGAAAAGGCTGCAAGACGAGCAGGATACCGATTTAGCCACTAAAGAGATAGTAATGAGATCGTACCTACTTGATGATCTACCCATCACGATCGATATGTTGGAAGATGATGATGGACTGACTTTCGAGGATGTTTTTACCCTCACCAATAGGCTTGATAACCTTTTTTCTCAGCTCCAACAGAAAGTGACCTAATTGCTTTTTGCCAGATAACGGGCTGGGGGATTGGGGATATTTACAATCTCGATTTAGACGACCTAATTTACTGGATTGGTCACGCACGGGATTATCAAAAAGCTCTGGATAAAAGACTTAGGAAAAAATAGGGGGGTAAATGCCCAACGATTCAAATTCTCAAGATTCTCCAAACCCCCCGATCGAAGCCAAAGCATTAAGTGATGAGTCTGTGGGGGAGGAGCTTGCTCGATTGGAAGCCATTCAGCTTATGGAAGAAGAGCTTGCCCGATCAAAGACCGTTCAGCTTATGAAAGAAGAGCTTGATCGATCGACAACCGTTGCCAACTCTACAGATATAAGAAACCTCAAAAACGC